GTTCAATATCCAGATGCCGCGGACAACCGCGGGCACATCGGTTGGGTGGGTTGGTGAAGGCGCACCCAAGCCTGTCACGTCAATGGCGTTTGACACCGTTACGTTGCGGTGGGCAAAGGCCGCGGGCATCGTTGTGCTGACGGATGAGTTGGTGCGGTTCTCAAACCCGGCAGCGGAAAGCGTTGTGCGTTCCGACTTGATTGCGGCAATGGCGCAATTCCTTGACCGGCAATTTGTTGACCCAGCCGTTGCGGAAGTCACCAACGTTTCACCGGCATCCATCACCAACGGTGTTACGCCAACGGTTGCAAGCGGCACCACGGCGGATGCGTTCAAGGCGGATGCCAAGACGCTCTTTAACGGCTTCCTTTCCGCCAACCTGTCAACGGCGGGCGGTGTCTGGATTATGACGCAACAACAGGCATTGGCGTTGTCGTTGATGACCAATGCGTTGGGGCAATACACCTATCCCAACGTGTCGCCGGATGGCGGCACCTTGCTTGGCTATCCGGTGGTGGCGAGCGAAAACTTGCCCGCAACCGGTGGCTCACCGTCCGATGGTTTCCCGATCATCTTTGCAAAGGCTGATGAAATCATGTTGGCCGATGACGGGCAGACCGTGATTGATGCGTCAAACCAAGCATCAATCCAGATGGAAAGCGCGCCCGACTCACCGCCCGCGGCAACAACGGTTCTGCAATCGTTGTGGCAAAACAACATGACGGCGTTGCGGGCGGAACGTTGGATTAACTGGAAAAAGCGGCGGGCACCCGCCGTCGCCTATATCTCAAACGCGAAGTATTCCGGCTAGTCCCAACAAACCCGTTGGATAGTTCCCGCTAGCCGAATTGTGCGGGGACCGGCGCGTTGTCACAGGCGTAACCGGTCCCCGTTTCAAAAACCAAACGGAGGAAGTCATGTCACTCGGTGCCGTTCTGATTTCCTTTCTTGAAGTGTTGCTGACCGTCGCCATCATCATCCTGATTGCCTACTGCATCCTGTGGGCGACAAAAGTTTTCATCGGCGGGCTTGACCCCAACGTTGAATATTGGGGCCGCGTCATTGTTGGGCTGATATGCCTGATTGTTGTGCTGACGTGGTTGTTGAGTTTGTTTGGCTTGGTTGCCTATCCCTTTCCCACCTTTCGGCCAATCTCAATCCGCTGACACCCCGTTGCCGCCATATCCACCGCGACCACCGGACATTTGCCGTGGTTGCTGAAAGGTTGCGTGCATGAAATCAGTCAAAGCATTGCGTGAGATTTACTACAACAACAAAACCCGCAACGCGGGCGATGTGTTTGAAATGAGTGATGACCACGCCGCTATTTTTTGCGGCGTGGAGTGGGCGCAACTTGAGCCGACACCGACACAACCAAAAGCATCACCGGCAATCCCTCCCGCGCAACCCGTGACACCTCCCAAAAGCCCAAGTGCATCGGGTACAGCCTCCGGTGACGGCGTGCCGGTGTCGGCACCAAGTACCGCGGACGTGCTGACCCAAGTCAAGCGGCGCTATAAACGCCGCGACATGCGCGCGGAGGATTAGCGCGCGTGCGCATATTTGGTTTCAACATTACCAAGGCAAACCCGCCGCAACCGCTGTTGCCGCCAACGGCCAACAATGGGTGGTTTGATGGTTGGTTTAACGTCATCCGGGAAAGCTTCCCCGGCGCATGGCAGCGCAATATTGAAATCCGCTTGGACAACGTGCTGACGTTTTCCGCGGTTTATTCCTGCGTCACCCTGATTGCATCGGACATGGGCAAGGTTGGCTTGTGTCTTGTCGAGCAAGATAAGGATGGCATTTGGAATGAGGTTGAGGTTGCGGCGTTTTCGCCGGTCTTGCGCAAGCCAAACCGCTATCAAACCCGGCAAAAATTTATTGAGCAATGGACCACATCAAAGCTTGTCCACGGCAACACCTACGTCTTGAAAGAGCGCGACAAGCGCGATGTGGTGGTGGCCATGTATGTGCTGGACCCGCAACGGTCGCGCGCACTCATCGCGCCGGACGGGTCCGTTTATTATCAATTTGGCACCAACTTGCTTGCCGGTCTTGATGGCGTTACCGGCGTTGACCAAACCGAAGTCACCAACGGCGTGGTGGTCATCCCGGCAAGCGAAGTCATCCACGATGTAATGGTGCCGCTTTATCATCCGTTGTGCGGCGTCAGCCCAATTACGGCGTGCGGCTTGGCCGCGGTGCAGGGCATCAACATCCAGAACAACAGCACGCGGTTTTTTGAAAACGGTTCAAGACCGGGCGGCATCCTGACGGCACCGGGGGTTATTTCGGACGAAACCGCCAAGCGATTAAAAGAGCATTGGGAAGCAAACTATACCGGCGTCAACGCGGGCAAGATTGCCGTGCTTGGCGATGGTTTGAAATATGAAGGCATGACCGTCAACGCGGTTGATGCGGACCTTATCAACCAACTCAAGTGGACAAGCGAAACGGTTTGCTCCGCGTTCCACGTGCCGCCCTACATGGTGGGTGTTGGTCCACCGCCTAGCTACAACAACATTGAAGCGTTGAACCAGCAATATTATTCGCAATGCTTGCAAACGCTTATGGAAAGCATTGAAGCGTTGTTGGATGAAGGCTTGGGTTTGGTGGAAGCCAACTATGGCACCGAATTTGAGTTGGACGATTTGCTAAAAATGGACACGTCCACCCAATACAAAACTTTTGGCGACGGCATCAAAAGCGGATTGCTGGCACCGAATGAGGGCAGAAAAAAACTAAACCTTCCTCCGGTTGACGGCGGCGATACGCCATATTTGCAGCAACAGAATTATTCCTTGGAAGCGTTGAATAAGCGCGACACCAAAGACGATCCGTTTGCCACCAACAAACCGGCAATTGCACCGGCACCACCGAAGCCGGGAGCGCCACCAACACCACCGCCGCAAAAATTGTTGCCGGATTTGCGCATAGATGAAGCGGCAATATTTGCGCAACTAGACTTAGGGGCCGATGACCATGCAAGCCTCTGAACAACTTTTTTTGCAAACCGTGGGCCGGTTCATATCTGACAGGTTCAAGGCGTGGACCGCGCCGCTTATCGAGCGCATCGAAAAAATAGAAAGCGCAATCACAGCGCCATCGGTTGAGTTTACGGCGGCACAAACCAAAGTGATTGAGCAAATGATTGCGGCGGCGGTTGAGCAAGCAATCATTGTTGGCAAGGTTGCCAACCTTTCAGATGTGGAAGCGGCAATAGCAAAAATTCCCGAAGGCAAGCCCGGAAGGGATGGCACCGATGGTGTTAATGGCAATGATGGCAAGAGTGTTACCGCCAACGATTTGGTTGATGTGGTGCGTGGTGCGGTTGATGACGCTGTTGCTAAGTTGCCTGTTGGCCCTCACGTTGTTGGCGGTTACATTGATCTTTGCGGCGATCTATATTTTTCCAACTCTGATGGTAGTGCGTTTAAGGCTGGCCATGTTGTCGGCAAAGACGCAGACCCGGCAGTTGTTGACGCGCAAATAAAAGCGGCATCGGAAAAATACCCACCGCCGAAAGACGGCAAAGACGGGTTCAGCCTTAGCGATTTCAGCGCGGAGTTTGACGGCGAGCGGACGTTGACGCTTCGCTTTGCCAGCGGCGACATTAAAGAGGAAGTGAAGTTGCTGTTGGCCGTGCCGCTATTCCGCGGCGTGTGGAGCGAAAACGAATATCAACGCGGCGATATGGTGATCCGCGACGGAAGCCTATTTGTTGCGTTGAAAGACACCATGACCGTTCCCGGCACCGCCAATTCAAATTGGCAATTGGCCACCAAGCGCGGACGCGATGGCAAAGACGGCAAGCAAGGTCCGCCCGGACCCCGCGGCGAGGATGGCCGCGACGGGCGCGACCTGACGCAATTGGGGCCGGACGGCAGAAAATGGGGCTGAAACTTATAACCCCACCGGCAACCACGCCCGTCACCTTGGCGGAAGCCAAACAACATTTGCATGTGGTTGATAGCGATGACGATGCAATCATTGCCATCTATTTGGACGCGGCGACCAAGGCGACCGAAGCGTTTTTAGGGCGCGCGTTGATTGACCAAACTTGGGATTTGGTTTTGGACGCATTCCCAACCGCCAACAATTTGGAAATCAAAATTCCAAAACCGCCGCTGATTAGCGTTTTGCAAATTGCCTATGACGATGCCGCGGGCGATGAACAAATACTAACGGGCAGTAGCTATTACGTGGACACGGCAAGCGAATTTGGTTGGGTGGTGCCGCAAGGCACTTTGAGTTGGCCCACGCCAATTGATGCCATCAATTCCGTGCGCGTGCGCTTTCGTGCGGGCTATCTTGACAACAACTCACCACCACAAAACGCCGTGCCGGGTGACATTAAATCCGCCGTGTTGCTCACGCTTGGCAGTTTCTATGAGCAGCGCGAAAGCATGGTCATTGGCACCATTGTTTATAATTTGCCTTGGGGCGTTGAAAACCTCTTGAGGCAACACCGGGTCTTGCTTGGCATGGCTTAACAAACGGAGAAATCAAAATGGCTGGCATATCTAACACCACGGAGTTGGCAATTCTTGAATTGGTTTTCCGCGCCACCGCGTGGACGGACTACGCAATCAATCACACCACCACGCCACAAACCAATATCGGGTTGTCGCTGCACACGGCTGACCCATTGGTTGCCGATACCGGTGACGCGACCACAACGGAAATTGCCTATACGTCTTACACGCGGGTCAACAAGACGCGCGACAGCAACGCATCAACCGGGTGGCAAGCGGCGGCGGCGGGTTCAATCAGCCCGCAAACCACCATAAGCTTTCCTGCCAGCACGGGCGGTTCCGGCACGGCATCGCACTTTGCCGCGGCCAAATCCAACGCCACGCCGCCAACCGGCGCACAAGTCATCCTGTGGTCCGGCACGGTGACGCCCAACATTTCATGCACCACGGGCGTCACGCCGCAATTGCTCAACACGTCCACAATCTCACTGGATTGATGCCCGGACGATACAGCTATGTAATGTTTTGCTGCATCCGCGATTGCAACGCGGAATTGGCAATGCGTTTGTGGAAGCAAGAGCGGCCACACGCACCGCAACCGGAAAATCTCTATCAAGCCAAGATCATGTTGCATTACTGCCGGACGCAAATGGCCGACATGCCGCGACGGTTGCGGTTCTATTCGCATTGCTGGTTGTTAGATCACGCGGTGCCTTCGGCGTTGCCGGATGACCTAAAACCGAAAGCGGAGCGCATGTATCCGCGCAAGGTCAATGCGGTTGGCATTGCATCGGGGACCGGGCCGGGAAGCAAAGGCGCTTTCAACCTTGCCGTCCAAAAAGTCATGTCGGACGCGGTGTTGGAAACCTACGCGGACGGGCACGAAAACCAACCGCACATTGTGAAGGCGCGCATGATGGAAAAGCGCGCCGAATTCAAACGCAGGGCATAGCGCATGGGCGTCACCCTTCCCGGTACTGGCACCACTGTTGAAACTAGGGCGGGCGGCGGCGGTGACGCGCGCCAAATTATCGCTTCAATATTGTCGGCAACGGCGGTTGCGCATGGGGCAAATCCAACCGCGGTGGCGGCGGCAGCGGAATCCGTATTGTTTGCCAACC